ACTAATCCGTCTTCTATTACAACCTCTACTGCCACCGTTACAGGCACACTTACAGCTAATGGCACGTTTGCTTCAAGCAACGCAGTCATAACTGGAGGCACTCTTAACGCCGTTCCAATAGGCACATCTTCCCCATCTACAATTAAAGGAACTACAGTAACTGCTACTACAGGCTTTGTAGGTGGTATTACTGGAAACGTAATTGGTAATGTTCAAGGCAACCTAACTGGTAACGTAACTGGGAATTCATCAGGTACTGTTACAGGTAATGTAACAGGCAATGTTACTGGCAATATAACAGCTTCTTCAGGCACATCTACATTTAATGATGTTTCTATTAATGGCGGCTTAAACATGAATGCTGGAACCTCAGCAACTATTACTAACCTTACATCCCCTACTAATGCAAACGATGCTGCTACTAAAAGCTATGTAGACAGTAGTGACGGAAATAAGCTAAGCCTAGCAGGTGGTACAATGTCAGGTGCAGTAGCAATGGGTAATAACAAGATTACTGGCTTAAATGATCCCACTAATGCACAAGACGCAGCTACAAAGATATATGTAGATAATTCAGTTCAGGGTTTAGATGCAAAGGCTTCTTGTATAGCAGCTACTACAGTTAATATTTCTTTAACTGGTGAGCAGACTATTGACGGAGTTTCTGTTGTAGCTAATGATAGGGTATTAGTAAAGAATCAGTCTAGTGCAGCAGAAAATGGAATTTATATTGCTTCTGCAAGTGCGTGGGCGCGTTCATCAGATGCTAATACTTGGGATGAATTAGTTAATGCTTATTCTTTTGTAGAAGAAGGAACAGTAAACGATAACAATGGTTTTGTAGCATCTATATCAGCTGGAGGTACTTTAGGAAGTACAGCTGTAACTTGGATACAATTTTCAGGAGCAGGGTCAATAGTTGCAGGTACTGGTCTAACAAGAACTGGTAGCACTCTTAATGTAAATACAGCGTCTTCTTCAAGAATAGCAGTTAATTCAGATAATATTGATCTTGCAACTAGTGGTATAACAGCAGCTACTTATAGATCATTAACGGTAGATGCTTATGGAAGAGCAACAGGAGGGACAAACCCTACTACAATTACTGCTTATGGCCTTACTGATGTCTTTAGTAAAACAGAAGTAAACACAGCTGTTGCTGCTAAATTAAACACTGCTGGCGGTACTATGACTGGCGCTGTTGCTATGTCTACAAACAAGATCACTGGAATGGGTGATCCTACAGCAGCGCAAGACGCATCTACCAAAGCCTACACAGACTCTATCCTTGGATCAGCTACTTCAGCGGCTACCTCTGCATCTAATGCAGCTACTTCAGAAAGTAATGCAGGAACCTCAGCTACTGGCTCTGCTAATAGCGCAACTGCGTCTGCTGGCTCAGCAACAACTTCTTCAAATAAGTTTACTGAGTTTGATAAAGTATATCTTGGTGAGAAGTCATCAAACCCTTCCGTAGATAATCAAGGAGCTTCTTTATCTGAAGGAGCTTTATATTTTAATACAACTACTGACAAATTAAAAGTCTACACTGGAAGTGCTTGGGCAGACGTAGCTCCTACTGCTACTAGTATTGCTCTTGGTTCTCAAGTTACTGGAACACTGCCTGTAAGTAACGGCGGTACAGGTGTTACTGCAGCGTCAACAGGTAGTGGTGGTGTAGTTTTAAATGTATCTCCTTCTTTAACTACTCCAGCTATTACAACAGGATTAGATGATTCTGCTGGCAATTTAGTAGTGTCTTTTGACAGTAATCAATACTTTTCTGGCACGTTTTCTGACAAAGTTACGGTAGCTGGTAATACAGGTACAGCTCTTACGATTAACACTAACTTAGCCAATGTGGTTACTGCAACTTTAAATGGGAATGCTACTCTTACGCTGGCTGTTCCTAATTCTGTATCAAACAGGGCAACTTCGTTTACATTAATACTTACCAATGACAGTACAGCAAGTAGAACTGTAGCTTTATCGGGAGGCACTTTTAAATACCCCGGAGGATCAATAAGTAGAACAGTAACTGCTAACGCAACTGATATATGGTTCTTTTTTTCACCCGATGGCGGTACAACTTGGTACGTTACACTACCAATGAAAAACTTAACAACGTAACTTTATTAGTCTAGGAGACAGACGAATGGCACTTTCACCAGAAATGCAGGCAACAGTAGAACAAAGCAACGCTATGGAAGACAACCGCTCTTCTAATATGGCTGCTCAAGAAGCCAAACGTGCAAAGCTAGAAACTTTGAGAATGGCAAAAGAGATATTGGTTGAGAATCGCAGAACTCAAGCAGCAGCAGAGGCAACGGATATAACAGCGTCAGCAATAACTATACTGGCTTCTGCTTTAAACGCTTTTGTAAATACTTAATGGACACTTACAATTATTTTCCTTCTGCTATCTATAGAGAAGAAAGGCCAGAGTGGGTAGAAGAGACAATAAAACAATCTCAAAAGTATTACGGAGAAACTAGAGCTTGGCTTCCAGATGGCGAACTGATTACACAAACAGGGCCAATGATGCGCGATAAAGACCTTGGATACTTAGCTTCTTACTTTAAAGATAAAAGTGTAAGTATATTAAAAGAACAAGGCTACTCGACAGATGAGTATGAGTTTTATCTTTCTGGAATGTGGGGGCAAGAGTTTGCGTGTACTGCAAGTAACATTATGCATGTACATGGAGACAGTCAGCTTTCTGGGTTTTACTTCTTAGATGTTGCAGAGGGCGGTTCTTATCCTGTATTTGATGACCCACGACCCGGCAAAAAGATGGCAGACTTGCAAGCTATTTCAAACGATGAATTAACAATGGCTTCTTCATATGTCCATTTTAATAGTGTGCAGTCTGGGACATTATTATTGTTTAACTCGTGGCTACCGCACATGATTACACAAAACCAATCCGAGAAAAAGACAAAGTTTATACACTTTAATCTTTCGTGTACTAAAAGGTTTATTTAATGGAATATCCAATAACTCCGAACTCTAAAAAGATAGATACGTTTGTTTGGTGGGAAGGTGGTTTTAAGGAGCAACAGTTAGATTGGCTTCAGTCTAAAGCCAAAGAAGCTGCTCAAGCAGCAATGGCTGGCGGGTCATTAAATAATGAATATAGACGTTCAGAGATAAACTGGCTGTACAATACTGAAGAAACCCGTTGGGTTTTTGAAACTTTAGAAGGCATAGTTTCAGCAGTAAACGCAGATCATTTTGGATTTGAATTAACTGGTTTTGGAGAGCCTTTACAATTAACTAATTATTGTAGCAGTAAACAAGGAAAGTATGGGTGGCATAAAGACTTTGGGAATGTAGGTAAAAATCGTAAGTTGTCTTTAGTATTACAGCTTTCAAATCCAGAAGACTATGAAGGAGGTCAGTTACAGCTTCTTGGTGATACGGCAGATATTATAAACATAAAGAAACAACGTGGTCATATTTCTATTTTTCCTTCATGGACGCTTCATCAAGTAACTCCAGTGGTAAAAGGTACAAGGCAGTCTTTAGTTATATGGGTTTCAGGAGCGTCTTTTAGATGAAAAGCGATTATAAAGACTTTATTGGCGTGTATACTGACGTTTTTCCTAAAGGTTTCTGTGAACATTTAATTTCACAGTTTGAACACTTTCAATCAAAAGGCGCTGGAACAGATAGACAAAAGGGAGAAGGCGCAAGAAAACATTATAAAGAAGATTATCAGATTAATTGTAATGCTTTTAATTGTTCCTTTGAAGGTTTTGAAGGCAACAACTCCGTCAGTATGCTTTTTCAAGGATTGCAGGCTTGTTTTGAAGAATACTCTACTGAAATATCTGTAGTAAAAAACATACAAATGTATTGCTCTAATTTAAAGATGCAAAAGACCACTAGCGGTGGGGGATATCATGTATGGCATTCAGAACAAGGAAATGGAGATCAAGCTAATAGAGGACTGGCCTATATGCTATATTTAAACTCGTTGCCACACGAGGCAAACGGAGAGACAGAATTTTTATATCAGCAGCGAAGAATAACTCCTGTTGAAAATACAATGGTGTTGTGGCCCGCAGCGTTTACACACGCTCATAGGGGTAATCCTGTTTATGGAGACAATGCTAAATATATTGTTACTGGATGGTTTTATCACGAGTGAGTAAATTATGCCTATAGGTACAAGTAAGACAGGGGTTCTTGGTGGCGGGGTTGTTCCCGGAGGAAGCGAAACTTTTAATTCTTCAGGTAATTTCTTTGTACCTGCAGGAGTTACAAAGATTAATATAACTGGTAAAGGTGCTTCAGGTTCCGCAGGTAATGCAGGAGCAGCAGGAGAAATAGGTGCAGGCGGTGCAGGGGGCAATGGTGGTAATAGCCACGCCTTTAATTGCTGCTCTTATAAAGTGAAACGAAATGCAGCCCCCGGAGGGACAGGTGGAGCCTCCGGCAATCCGGGTCAATCAGGTAATACAGGTACAGCAGGTGCTGCTTCTGTAGCAATTGGTACTACTATGCCGGGAGGCTCAGGAGGAGCAGGAGGTACAGGAGGTAGTACAGGTACAGCAGGTAATGTAGGCAATAATGGTACTACTGCAACCGGCTACCAAAGCACTGGTACTGGAGGCGGTGGAGGTACTGGTGCGGCATCTGGAGGTGGTGGCAGTTCTGGAGCTGGCGCTCAACATTTTACTCCCTGCGGTTTTGTAGGTCAGTCATCAGGAGGTACAGGAGGCGGCGGTGGCGGTAGTTCTAATCCGGGAACAGCTGGGGCAGGTAATCATGCAGGTGGCGCCGGTAGTATGGCTCCCGCAGGTAATACGGGTGGTGGTAGAGGAGGCTATGGCAGTTATACTTCCGCGTTTTCAACCTGCCTCACAGGCAGCAACTCTATTACGGGAATAAGTGCCAATAGCCCCGGAGGCGGTGGAGGCGGCGGTGGCGGTGGTTCTTCTGCAAGCAGTTGTAATGGATTCTTCAGTGGTGGAGGCGGTGGAGGCGGTGGAGGTTCTGGTTCTGGTGGTAGTAATGGCAACGCAGGCTCTCCGGGTCAAGCAGCTAACCCCACAACTGCTAACTGTGTAGCAGTTACACCCGCTTCTAATCACAGTATAACATCTAATGGGTCAGTAGTTATAAGTTGGGACCCTCAATAATGAATAAGAAAGAGTTTAACAAAGAATTTGAGAACAGGCAGCAACACCTTCAGTTAGAGGCTCTTGATTCTCAGCGAAATCGCGCACAAGCGGTTAGTATAGGTATGTCAGGTTCCGGCACAACAGAGCTAACAATGCGTGGGGTTGACGGCACGTTTTTGTGGAATGTTTATCCACCTACTCAAGTAATAGAATTTATACACCAGCTTGCTGCAAGTATAGGGTGTAATATTCAAATACAACCAAGAGAAGACTTTAGTAGTTACAGAGAATGGAACCCTGTAAGTGACGAGGAACAAGTAGGGTTAGTTAAGCAAAACAATTCTCCGGGTTTATCTGTTGTTAAAGACAAGGAAGAAGACAATGTGGCAAAGAAAAAAACTATCGACAAATGAAGCATTAAGTAAAGCAGGGCCGCTTCCAGAGAATTGGGGGCCAATATTTGGCTTAGAGGGCATCAAAGATCGTATAGGTAATTTGTCTTGGATAGGCCCGCACTATGCTGACATGGGCTGGGTAGAGTTATCAACAGAAGAGCTAGAGGCAATTAGACTTAATGAAGTATTGGCACGAGTAGAAGAAGAAAAAGAAATAGCTAATACTGCATTAAATAGCTCTGAATTAACGGTAGAAGGTAAGGCAAGTTGGTTAAAGTTTTTACTAGATTTAGATTTAATTTACTTACAAGCTGATAAAACAGTTTATCCTTGGTTTCCAATACGTCCTGTTAATGTTTAAATATCGGATACGCTTTAATAAGTCACGCGGGCAGGAGGGCCGAGGCACACAAGAACATGTATGGAGGGTGCTGCAAGGAAACACAGAGTGGCTTGCTCGGCACGTTATAATAGAAGTGCCATCTTGCAGTGAGCAAGAAGGCTTAGATTGGAACATAGTGTGTAACGGAAACATGATTTTCTTTGAAGACACAGATACGGTGGTGATTACTCCATGATTATTTCTTATTCAAACAACTTTTCAGTTATTAGAGTGCCTAAAACTGGCTCTACTTCGCTAGTATTTTATTTCTTTAAGTCAGGACTTTTAGACTTTAATGAAGATATACACGCTATTGAAGGTGATTTTCTTAATTGGGAGGGGCTTGAAGAGCATTATAAACAACACAAATTAAACTATTTAGAGTTGCCTAATAATTTATATGGCTCATTTATGTTAAAGAAAATAAACATTTCTTTTAACGAATTAAGCGCAAAAGGAGCAGTACTGCACAATATGCCTTGCGTTGCTTCAATAAGAAATCCACTAGAGTGGGTAGCTTCTTTATTTTATTATACGCGGCTTCGTAGAGATTTAAACTCAAGCGACCCAAAAGCTTTTATAGACTTAGGCAATGAACACGTCCCTCATAGTGTAGGCTTTAAAGATGAAAACTACGGAAATCCTAATGATTATTGGGACTATGTAAAGGAAAACTGGACAGAGCAGCTTGTTATTGACCATTTAAAGCCTCAATCTTCTTATTTTCCAGAACAAGCTGAACTATTTAACTTTGAAAATATACATGAACATGCGAGTAAGTTTATATTAGATAGAGGCGGTAAAATAGAAGAGCGTATAGAAATGAGGAAAAATAATACAGATAAGTTATCTTCGTTCTTAACCGAGCTTTCTTCTGATAGAAAACAAGACATACAAGATACTTATGCTAAAGACTTTGTGCTTTGGGAAAATGCATATTCAGTATATAATTAATTAATAAGGAGCGCCATGATTGAAGTTATAGCAGCGGCTTCGGTGGCAAGTAAAGCTTTTAATTACATACACTCTGCGATTCAAAAAGGACATGATATACATGAGTTAGGGACTAAATTTAGTTTGTTCTTTGATTCTAAAGATCAAATAGCAGCGGCAGAAGCTGAGTTAAACAATTCATCGGCGTTTTCTAAAGTGTTTGCAGCTGGTTCAATAGAAGGACAAGCACTACAGATTACAATGGCTAAGCACAAGACCGCTGAAATGGAAAAGTCTTTAAGAGAGATTATTTTATATACAGTAGGTAAAGAATTTCTTAATGAAATGTATAGACAACGTAGAGTAATAAGAGCGCGTAGGCTTGAAGCAATTAGGGCTAAAGCTAGGAGCAAAAGATTAATAATTGATAGTTTGTGCTTTTCTTTATTTGGAGGCGTTATAGTAGCTATTAGTTTGTTTTTGTATGGAGTTTTACTAAATGTTTGAAGATAGATTAAGTAGAGTAGAAAAAAAGATTGATACACTTCAAGAAACTATTGTATCTTTAGCCCGTGTTGAGGAAAGACTTGTTACTCTCTTTAATCGACAATCAGGAATAGATAACAAAGTAGATGCAATAGAGTTAAAGGTTGATGCACTAAATGATAACGTAGTTAAGTCCAGAGGAGGAGAGAGAGTAATCTGGGCAATTATTGTAGCAGGTATTGGCGCTGCATTTACTTTTATAGGACAATAACATGACATATTTAGAGTTAGTAAATAGCGTACTACGAAGGCTTAGAGAAAATCAAGTAGATACTGTACTAGAAACAAGCTATTCAGTTTTAATTGGAGACTTTGTTAATGATGCAAAGCAGTTTGTAGAAGACTCACACAGTTGGTCTGCTTTGCGTACATCTATTGAGTTTAATACCACTAGCGGTACGTCTATTTATGCTTTAACAGGTGCTGGACAAGACGTAGAAGTTAGAGAAGCAATGAACATAACAGGTAAGGGTGTTCTTAGTGCTAGTAATAGAAGCAGAATGAATAAGCGTTATAAACTTACTACTGCTTTAAGTTCTTCTCCTACTGAGTTTGCTTTTACAGGCACTGACAGTAATGGAGATATTACTGTACAAGTTTATCCTAATCCTGACGCTGTTTATCTTCTATTCTTTGATGCTTTTGTACGTCAAGTAAACTTAACAGCTGACGCAGACGTATTAAAAGTACCTTTTAATCCTGTGCTACAGATGGCATTAGGTATGGCATTACGAGAAAGAGGCGAGACAGGCGGTCAATCAGCAGCAGAACAGTTTGCACTTGCTGATGCTGCGTTGTCTGATGCTGTAGCGTTTGATGCTAACAAATACTCAGAAGATACTACATTTATGGTAGTATAGGGAAACACAATGGCTCAACAATTACAGAGCATTACAATTACAGCACCGGGCTTTGCAGGCATTAACACGCAAGACGCACCGCTAGCTCAAGAACCCAGTTTTGCTGCTGTTGCAGATAACTGCGTAATTGATAAAGAAGGAAGGGTAGCCTCACGAAAAGGGTATACTGTATTATCTTCTAATGGCCCTGCTGTATTAGGCGCGTCTAATGGCATTGAGGCAATGGGTGAATTTGTAGCTAATGACGGAGATATTAAATTCTTTTCAGCAGGCAACAATAAACTCTTTACAGGCACTACTACATTAGTAGACGGCACTCCTGCAGCTTATAATATTACAACTAATAATTGGAAATTTGTATCATTTAACGATCATATGTATATGTTTCAAGGAGGCTACGAGCCTTTGTTATACTCTGATCATGTAGGCTCAATTCAAAAGATGTCAGCTCATACAGGAGCGGCTGGCACACCTCCACAGGGTAACGAGTGCCTAGCAGCGTTTGGTCGTTTATGGGCAGCAGACTTTACAGCAGACAAGTCTACAATCTATTGGTCTGATATACTAGATGGTACAAAGTGGACAGGAGGCTCTTCAGGCTCAATTAACATTACTACAGTGTGGCCTACAGGGTATGACACTATCGTTGCTCTAGCGGCTCACAACGGCTTCTTAGTGATCTTTGGACGTAGTTCTATTGTAATTTACAGCGGTGCTGAAAACCCAGCAACTATGGAGGTAGCAGACACCATATCTAACGTAGGCTGTGTGTCAAGAGATGCTGTAGTGTCTACTGGTAAAGACCTACTATTTTTAGATGACTCTGGAGTTCGTAGCATTGCGCGTACTATACAAGAAAAGTCAGCGCCGATAGGCGATATATCTAAGAACGTAAACAACGATATTAAGTCTTTGTTTGTAGCAGAGACAGGCAACATTAGTATGCACTACTCTCCTCGTGAGGCGTTTGTGCTACTTAACTTTAAAGAGTTAGGAGTTGTTTATTGCTTTGATACACGTTTTCCACTAGAAGACGGTAGTTTTAGAGCGACTACATGGTCACACATGAATCCTCTGTGTTTTACAACTACATCAACAGAGACGTTACAGATAGGCTCTCTTACTGGTGTGGCTAGTTACTCAGGTTTTACAGATAACAATACTAGTTATTCACTTAGTTATTTTAGTCATCCATTAGGTTTTGGTGATACGTCTAAGTTAAAGTTTCTAAAGAAGATTAACTTAACTACTTTTGACGGAGCCGAGGCTGTAGTAGTCCTTAACTGGGCTTATGACTACTCAGGCGCTTATACAAAACAAGCGTATACACTGCCTAAGTCAAGCGTAGGACAGTATAACATATCAAAGTTTAACACAGATGCTGAGTATTCATCGTCTATTTCTTTAATTAATCGTCAAAAGATTAACACTACCGGACAAGGTACTGTAGTAGCTGTAGGTGTAGAGTCAACAGTAGAAGGTAACTCTATAGCTATACAAGAGATTAACATACACGCATTACTAGGAAGGATTGTCTAATGAGTAACTATACTAAGATAACTAACTTTGCAGCCAAAGACGCTATGGTTAGCGGCAACCCTGCTAAAGTAATTAAAGGAACTGAAGTGGGTGCAGAGTTTGATGCAATCTCTGTTGCAGTAAACAGTAAAGCTAACCTTGCCTCTCCTACGTTTACAGGGACGGTAACGGTAGCTAATCTAACTGCTACGGGTACTATTTCATTGTCTACAATTAATGGCGGCACTTATTAATGTCTTCTTGGGATAAAGACGGCGAAGCATTAATGATAGAATTAACCAAGGCAACACAGGGTAACTTTTCAGTAGAAGAATTAATAGAGTTGTTTTACTTTATAACGCTTCCTGAAGAAAAAGACGAACCAACGCTAACGCTGTTAAAGAGAGAAGACTAGATGAGCCATTTCCATAATGAATTGCTGCTTAAAGTTGTACTAGATGGTTGGGAAGTAGTAGACGATTTTACTTACACTAGTGACCTATTAAATAAAGACATAACAGTACCAGCAGGATACTTTACAGACTTGGCTAGTGTACCAAGAGTAGTAAGATTTGTAGTACCTGTAGCTAACGCTAAGAATAGAAAGGCAGCAGTAGTTCACGACTATCTCTGTACTCATGGTAGAGAACTAGACATAGTACGCTCACAGAAGGTAAGTGATCAAGTGTTTAGAGAGGCTTTAGGAGTACAAGGAATAGGGCGCTTTAAGAGTGGTTTATTATACTACCCAGTTAGGTTCTTTCAGTTTATTACAGGAGACAGGTAACACATGAGAATTTTATTACTAATCATTATAGCACTGCTTCCTATTGGGTGTAGCACTACTCTTGATATTTTATCAGGCAGTACACACGCCTGTGGCAACATACACGCAGAAGGTTACTTTACAGATACAGAAGGGGAAGTGCTTATTATTAAAGCGCCGCCAGAATGGACTCCTGAACAAGTCTTAGCTTTCTGTAACCGAGGAGCATAATATGAAAGACCACTATGATGAATTGTTTCCTTTACTGGTTACTGTTTTCTTAATTACATGGATGTGGGGATCATTAACATACGCTGATGAGCCTACTTATGTAGATGACGTAGCTCAGATCATTAACGACAACTGTGTTGTGTGTCATCGTCAAGGCGGTATTGGCCCAATGACGTTTGAGACTTACGAGCAAATAAGGCCGTGGAGTCCTCTGATACAACATAAAGTGATTACAAGAGAAATGCCTCCTTATGCCTATGATGCAAATATAGGTATACAGAACTTACACGGAGACTGGCGTTTATCTCAGAAAGATATAGACACTATAGCTGAGTGGGTAGACACAGGTTCACAGTATGGAGACAGAGACGTTATAGTTACTGCTCCTGTTCTTGCTGATCCTAGTCAATGGAACTTCTACGGAGACTTAGGAGAGCCTACTCTAATTATTGCTTCAACACCTATAGACATACCTGCTAGTGGTAACGACCTGTGGCATAAGCATAACGTAGCCAGTGGGCTAACTGAAGACAGGTGTATTAAGGCTGTACAAGTTAAGCCTAGAGGCGATGCAAAGAGTGTAGTACACCATGCAAACTCTACAATAACGCTAGATGGCGAGAGATACGGTATGCTTACTGAGTATGCTATGGGCAAGTGGGGAGAAGTTGTTCCTGATAATATATGCAGAACAATGCCAGCTAACTCTGAGATAGCTTGGGACATTCACATGTTCCCCGGCGGTTTAGGTGCTATAGCTCCCGGTACAATGATTAAAGACAATGTAGTAGAAATAGGTCTATGGCTATACAGTGCAGAAGAATCTAAAGCACTTGCATACAAGCAGGACTTAAAGCTGTACAGGATTGGTAATCAAGACGACATAACTATACCGCCCAACGGCCATTATATGACTCAAGCTTTTCACAGCTTTGATCACCCAGTAAGAATAGACTCTTGGCAACCTCACGGCCATCTGCGTATGAATGCAGCTAGTTTTGAGATATTCTATCCAGAGACAGGTAGGACAGAATCTATTAGTCAAGTGTCTAACTGGAGTGCTACATGGCATCACAGCCACTTATACGACAGCGATTACGCTCCTTTGTTACCTACTGGTGCAGTATTGGTACTGAAGCAGTGGTATGACAACACAGCTGACAACCCCAACAACCCCGATTCAGACATGTGGGTAATGGGCGGTAGCCGTACTGGCGATGAGATGACTCACGCTTGGATTGCAGTTACTCATCTTGATGATGAAAAGTATCAAGAGTTAGTAAATGAAAGAAACAACAAAACGCTAGTAGCTCAGTGAATTAAGGAATAATTATGCCAGATCATTATACAGGCGGTGGGTACAGTATTAAATCTCCTACTTATGGTAGAACGGGAAATATTAATGTAGCTATAGACAACCCGAACGCTGCGGCTAATTGGGACTATATAACTGGAGCGTTAGACAGCGACACGGAGGGTGTATACGAAGAGGCTGCTATTAAAGAATCAATGTTATCTGGGTTTTTAGGCAACATAGCCGAATCAACTAAATCTATTGAAGAAAAGACCGTTATGTTAGCAGACATGCTGCGTAATACGCAATCAAGCAGCGATGTTGTAGAACAAATATTAGGTATTCCAAAAGAGGAAATAAATGCTTATTTGACCGCTGGTGGTTTTGGGCCTAGAGGTGAGAAGTTAGAAAGCACAGCAGAGTATTTAGGTTTAGAAGGTACGTTAGGTACTCTTGCTGGTTATCCTGCTGCTGTTGATAATAACTCTACTTTAGTTGAAGAACCTGTTTCCGATGGTGGCGGTAGCTTACCTTCCGACCCTTCTCAAGTAGCTGCTGCAAATGTAGCCGCCGCAGAAGACCTTACAGCAGCCTCTACAGACCTCTTAGACGGTGATCCAGCTTTGACAGGTAGTACCACTGTAGCAGATACTATTGAACCAGCAAGCCCTGCTGGCCTTACAGTAGGTGATATAGTAACAGATGATCGCATTACTGGAGACTTAGAGTTTATATATGATGCTGACAGTAATTTATTTCACTATGTTCCTTTTGATATTAATGGGAACAGAGTTTATACAGGCGAGACTTTAGCAGCCAGTGACGTAATAGGTTTTGATAGTACAGGTGTAGAGACAGGACAGACTATAGGTGTTTACCCAGACGCGGCTACAGGTAAGATGGTATTAGAACACACAGGAACTGATGTTGTTAATACTGTTGCCACAGAAGACACTACAGACAACAGCCTTATAGATATTTCTATTGGAGGGTTGATAAACGGTGGTGGTTTATTGTCTGGTCAAGCTGGCCCTGTTCAGGGTAAGGGAGGCGGGCCAGATAGCGGCGGCTTAGAACCTGATGGAGGCGGGCCAGATAGCGGCGGCTTAGGGCCTGATGGAGGTAAAGGGCCTGATGGAGGTGGAGTGCCTGATGGAGGTGGAGGGCCTGATGGAGGTAAAGGGCCTGATGGAGGTAAAGGGCCTGATGGAGGTAAAGGGCCTGATGGAGGTAAAGGGCCTGATGGAGGTAAAGGGCCTGATGGAGGT